TCCCATTCGGCAATGCGGAAGGCGATCTCATCACCACCCTCGCGGATTACTTTGCTGTGGGCTGGCAAGACTACTTGCCGGAAGCTTGAAGCGCCGTTGTCCTTCCAATCGTAGCTGACAAGCTTGCCGGTGGTGTCCAATACGCTGTCTTCAAGCAATTGGTCGGCGTAGTCCCAGCGATCCTGTGGGGCAGTAAAGGCGTACTTGTTGGAGACCAGAGGGTTTAGAACCTGACCGGCCACGCTGTCGGAAATGTACCCGGCGGCGTCACTCTCGGTGCCGTCTGCCGTGTGATACCAGTGAAATTCGGGCCGGACATCCTCGGCGGTTGCAATGCCGTTTTTTTCAGCGAATAGCGCCGCTTGACTTTGGCTGTGGTCCAGCGGAATAAAGGCATCGGTTGTGCTGTTGGTGTCGGAGTGCATCTGCATTGTTTTTTCCTATGTAGGGTTATCGGTAAAGCATGTTCTACAGTATCATCAACAAAAAAGCAAACACGCATAAAACTAGGACAAAATTAGTCACAGCAAAAAAAGCTTCAATCATGCGTCCGGCCTAACCGCAAAGCCGCTATGATCGTCGGACAAGTAGCCCTTGGCTTTTAAGGCGACGACGCGGGGCGTGGGGTCTTTAAATCGTAAGTCGTGGGTATCGCCGGGGATAGTTGGGAAGCCCATGAAGCTTGGGGGATATGGCTCCCCTTGCCAATCGCCAACAAATGGCACGGCAACATTGACATGGTTCTCAAGTGCCCATCGACATAGGTCGCGGTTCTCGCCGGACCACGAGAATGTAAGATGGTAATTGTTAGGAAGATTACCGGCGGCGTACATCTCAAGACGTTCCCGGCTTTTGGTGTAGTCGTAGAATTGGGCGGTCGGGTGGCGTTTTGCAAAGCCAATGCCAAGACCTAAATCGCTCGTTCCGTCAAGACGAAAGCACAAATCCAAATTGCGTTTGTGTTTATTGGCAATGGCTCGGTGTATTTCTTTATTTAATAGCGCCTTAAACATTCCGGGCGCGTTAAAAAAAAGGCGGGTTTTTCTCATGCGTCCGTCCACAACGGATTGCATCCTGCCTCGGCCCGATTTGTCCAAACAGAACTTCGTGCAAGCGTCGGTCCTATCGGTGCAGACTTCGCGCCCCGACTGATCGGCGGAAGATAGGTAGAGAACGTGGGTGCGATAGCCTAGAGCCTCGCCCTTTATGGTTTTTGCATTGGCGACGTTGAGTAGATTAGACATTGTATGGCCCCCGGGGGTAAAAGAACTGAGAATGCACGGCCTTGTGGAATGTCCCGTCAGTGTGGTAGTGACCCTCTCGGATGTAAAGCCCGTGCCCCAAGCTATCTTTTTTCAATAAAGAAATAGCAGAATCAATGTCGGCTTTTTTATTAGACTTGATTAATGGAGTTGGGGGTTTTGTTTTGTCGGTGTTTTCTCGCCACAGTTCGTAGGTTGTCATGCCGCTTATCCCTATTTCTGTTGTCGCCTCAAACCTAGCACCAACAAACGCTACAAACCAGTGCGGCATATTGACGCACCCCACGCAAGAAAAAACCACCCCCACCAAAAAGCCGCCGAATGTAGCTCATGTAATCAAGGCTCGATCTAGCTCAAGGGTGAGGGTGGCGGTCAGACAGGCCCGGGATTGGCTGTACCCTGCCTAACAATTAAACTGTGTGTTTTATGGCTTACAAAATTATTTGTTTTCAATTCTTACAAAATTATTTGGTAAACTCATCTACAAACGGAAACATGTCGAGGGTTGGTGGTTCGCTTATTTCTTTAGCTGCGTCAGGAACACGGTCAGGAATCTCAAGATTGTTTTTAACAGCGTGTATTATCCTTTCCATGTCTCTCACTAAATAGGTAAAGGCCACATCACTCAGAGTGTGAGTTTGTTCACCTTTTTCGTAAAGATGTTTTAGGTACGAAATGTAGTGTTCTAACTCACTTAGCAAAGCTTGCTTGCTGGGAAACTTGTCACTCATCCTCATTCTCCAATGCGTCAAAGATTTCACCTGACCCGAGACAGCAATCACACTCGTGCTGTTTTAGCTGGTCGGACCATGGGCTGTACCTAAGCCACATAGTACCAGACCCATCGCACTCATTGCAATCAATCATCATAGATCACCTCCCAACTATTAGTAAACCGGGCCACCCACATTTGGGTTGGATTTATCATTAGCTTCGGACTCTTCTTTGCTCTCGTTCCGATCACCCGTACCACTAAACTTGTTCGTGAAGTCGGCTTTTTCTTCTTGGCTTTCTTCTTGGCTTTCTTCTTGGCTTTCTTCTTGGCTTTCTTCTTGGCTTTCTTCTTGGCTTTCTTCTTCGCCATCAGTGATCCTCACTGGCTTCAAGTCTCGCATGATAGCCATAATCTCATTGGCATCATCCCACCTTAAACGCCTAGCTTTATTTAAAATAATTTCAGCGTTTTCTTTCGTAAGCAAATAATGTTGCATTGTCAACCTCCACTTTGTCCCATAATTACGCGAGCCTTCAAAACTTCCTTGAACTTTTGCTCTTTTTCCTCGTCGTCATCACAACTCATAACAACAACATGGTTCTCAAACCAAGACGCCCTGTCTTTCTTCTTGGCGTCACCCGCTGCCCTTGCTCTAGCTCGTGCGGATTTAATTTTATCTGACATGTTATTTATCTTCCTTTACAAGATTTTTCCAACTTATGGGAAACTCAACAGCACAATGATCGCTGATGCGTTGAGCTACGTTGCGTGTTTCTTCCTGCGCGTCTTCCTTTAAGCGCAGATTACAAACTCTACTAAACGCATAGAGACTACCAGACCAGTACCAGCTTGTAAACATTGATTGTGGTATCACCAATCTTGCTTGCTCTGGGCAAACACCTATCTTTAGTAATCGCTTGTATGCCTGCAAACATGCATCATAAGCTTCCTTCATTATACTGTAAGCAATACCTTGCGATGCGATAGGTTCAGACATACTCCCCTGCTTCTTATCTTCGGCTCGCCGCCGCCACACATCGGGAGAAAAAAACTCAGGCTCGTTATCCACGTAGCGGCGGCTGACCTCATTCCATGCCAGCCCAACCTGATGCTTCTGTAGTTGTCTTGCAACAAAGATAGGTGCGTCAATCTTAAACTGTATGGACACGTGAGAAAACGGGGACCAATGCCCGTGTTCTGCCAAGTACTGGATTAATTTTTCGTCGGAATACTCAAGCTCTTCTTTAAACTTATCGAACGACACGCGAGCAGCGTTGACCACTGTCAGGTCGCTGCCCATAGAGTCCATCCGGTGAACTTGGATTAAGCCCATCATTAATCATCCTCAAGGATATCACTGATAATTTCTTTGTCATACCCCATCAGGACTAGGCTGTCAACCAATTGTTTTTCGCTAATTCTTCCATACCGCCAACGCTCAATTAAGTCATACGTTTTGCGGGAATGAAATTCTTGAGAAGAAACTAATCTAAATTTTTCTTGATCCAACCTAATAACCATTTGTTGTCTCGCCAAAGTGCTGTTTCTGCGCTTGCCATAACAGAGCAAATACGCTCTTCACTGTCTTTGTTACCCTTTAGTTGATACACTGCAAAAATAGCGTGATTAATTTCATGTTTCAAAGTGTCTACAAGTAATGGACCCTTTAAATTTTTCTCGATTCGAATTCTACCATTTATATATGAAAAGTCTCCGAATATCTCATCGTTTAAAGGTACAAAATCTACATCAAAATCAAAGGCAGCAATTTTAATCTTCATGGGTTTCATGCGCCATCCTTTCATCAACTTTGGCTTCGGCTTCCTCTGGTGACAGCCCATCTTCAATGAACTGTTCGTAGAGTGCTTCCATTGTGTTCAGCATCGCGTCAGGTCTACTCATAGCCAAGCCATTTCTTTTTATTAAACGGGTACAGCTTATCAATAGCTAAGTTGTAGCAATCTGCTTTTACCATAAAGCCATTGGCACGATCAATAGTCCCGCGCTTCATAAAACGTGCGTTGTTATAGAACGCCTTTTTAGTTATCCAGCCCAAGAACCAACCTTCCTTCTTGCTTTCATGTACTCTTACAAAAGCATAGTAGTCGCATTTCTGGTCTGTGTTCTGAGCGGCAACACTACAATCGTAGTGGGGCAGGGGTACGACAGAAGTCTTCTTGGTCTTGACCTCAACGGTCGTGCCGTTGGGCAGCACGATGTCGTAGTTTGTGTTGTACTTTTTTGTGGTGTTGATGTTGTCGCCACCCATAATAAAATTAGCGACTTCTTCACCAAGAAAACCAATGCCGTTGCCCTTGCCTTTGGTAATGCTACCATAAAGTTTACCCATTACATTTGCTTTACGAGTAGCCCGCTGCTTCATAACAGGTGTTATGTCAACTTTAATCATACTGGAGTAAGACCTGTGTAATAAAAATAAGACAGTATTCCTGCAAGGTATATAGCGAGTATGCTTGCATTAACTACTATCAACGCACGATCAAACCACAGCAACCCCACCACTAACCAGAGGGATGTGCCCACCATGAGACAGGCTATGTTGTATGGCTCGATGTCAAAAGAATTAAGAGCAGCCCCAAAAATTACAAATACCGTGGCTGCCCACTTTATGTACCAACTTTTGTCGTGGGTTGGTGTGACTTTCTTGACTTCCATTCTCTCTCCTTCCCGTGTTGTTGCAAGTGCCACCCTCATTCTTGCAATGCTGCCAACCTCAATCCATTGACACCCTTCTATTACGACCCTATGTAAGTAGCATACTAAAAAAATGTTTGCAAGGGGGTTGACGCAAGTTTTTTGAGTTGCTAGGATCGTTACACCCCGTGAGGGGGTAAACCTATATTAACCATTAGAGGGGACCATGAAGCACCAGCGTAAAGATCGGGAAAAGCGTAAGCCTCCCAAAAGAAGAAACGAGTTTGCACACGAGCTTCAGGAGAAAAAATACCACCAGCGGGTGGTAAAGATGAAGAAGAAGCAGTATGAAGAAGAACTGCTAGAAGAGGAAATGGAGAGATACCTCAATGAATTCCCAAACCCTACTGACTAACGAAGACTGTATAGAAGAAACAGTCGGGCTTGGCAGACTAAGGACAGATTGTCCTGTTTGTGGTGGCAGCAATAGCTTTTCTGCAACGTACCTACCGAATACCTTTCAAGTAATGTACAATTGTTTTAAAGCTGACTGTGATAACAAAGGCGTTGAGTTTGTTGGACTAAACAGAACATCATCTCTTGGATCGTTGTTTACCGTGCCAGACAGAAAACAATCTGTGGTAGAGACAAAAGAGTTTCTACCCACCGACAGTTTCATTGAACCAGAGTACAGCAAGGAAGCTGTTGATTACTTGCACAGGGTACAGTGCTACCATCTGCACAAAGAAAAACACATCAAAGTTAAATACGATTTAAAACTTAATCGTGTTGTGTTTCTTGTAAACGATTTGCAAACCCCCGGCAAAGTCATAAACGCTGTTGGTCGGACTCTCTACAAAAAAGGTTTACCCAAGTGGTACAAGTACACTAGCCAGCCTTCGGACTACGTTATTGGTTCGGGGGCTGTTGCCGTTGTGGTAGAGGACATACCTTCAGCTTGTGTTGTATCCAGTCTGGACAACTACGTTGGCATTGCGCTGTCCGGTACTGCAATGTCAGAGAATCTTATCTGCCATTTAACTACAACAAACTACAGTAAAGTATTGATTTGTTTAGATAAAGACGCCGCATTGAACAGTATGTCAATGTGTGCTAGACTCAAGCACAAGGTCAAGGGCATGTCTGTTATGTTCCCGAATGTGGACATAAAAAGTATGGACGAAGAAACTCTTGAGGAATTTTTTACAGAGAAAGAATGTAATCATGGCTAAGAAATCTGCTTTCAAAAATGACTACGCGCCCAAGAAACGCTCCAAGCGTAGGCACAAGAAGCCACCACTCCACATGCGTAAGAAGCTTACGCCTTCCCAGTCGCGGATGATTAAGAACGGAAGCTAGTACATGGAGAACCTAGAACTAAACCTTCTTGCTTCTACTCTCAGAACAGAACACTGGGAGAAAATAAAAAATTTTATAACACCTCAGATGTTTCCCAAGGAGTGGCGGTCGATAGCACAGGCCATCACTGAGGCGCATCTGAAGTATGACAACATTGAACTGTTGGATGCCAAGACAGTCCATGCTGTCCACGGGATGATGTTCCCTGCCATGCCCGACAGCAAGGGCGACGAGGCCAATGAACTAATCACCAGCCTGTGCAACGTGCCAGAGATGGACGACAACCTAGCCTACGACTATGCCAAGAAGTTCTGGCAGCGCAGCATGGCGAAGCAGATAGGTGAGAAGGCTGTACAGTTCTGGGTGGGTGACGATGAGAACGCTTTTTCTGACATCGCAAAGCTCATGGACCGCGTGACTAACAACTCAATGGAAGGGCACGAAACCTTTACCATTGTGGATGAAAGCTTTGATGAGTTAGTCGAGTCCAACAATAAGCCCCCAGAGTTTTTGTTTGGTATCCCTTCTATGGAAGAGCATCTACCGGGGATGAACCGCGCTGACTTCGGTGTCATTTTTGCACGGCCAGAGATTGGCAAGACCAGCTTCTGCGCCCACCTTGTGGCTCAATACCTTGCACAAGGTAAGAAGGTACACTACTGGGCCAACGAAGAACTAGCCAAGAAAGTAAAGCTGAGAATAACAACAGCTTTCTTTGACATAGATAAATATACTTTGCTGGAGAACAGGCATGATTACAAGTCTACCTACGATGATGTTATTGGCAATAACCTTGTTGTTATTGATTCCGTAGGAACGGACATCACAGAGATAAACAGCTTCACCACTCTGAACAAACCAGATGTCATCTTCATTGACCAACTAGATAAGGTTAAGATTGGTGGTGACTTTGGGCGAGGTGATGAGCGGCTTAAAGAGTTGTACGTCATGGGCCGTGAACTGGGCAAGCGCAATGACTGTCTTGTTTGGGCTGTGTCTCAGGCTAACTACGAGGCGCACCAGCGAGAGATCATTGACTTCTCCATGATGGACAACAGTCGTACCGGCAAGGCTGGTGAGGCAGATGTCATCCTTGGCATAGGCAAGGGCTTGGGTGTTGATGACAACACGAGGTTCCTGACTATCAGCAAGAACAAGGTCAATGGCTGGCATGGTACAGCCCACGCATTCTTAAACTTTGCAACAGGAAAGTACTACGTATGATTACCTGTTTAGATATTGAGAACACCTTTTCTAAAAAGGATAGTTCTCCATACTCTGGCAAAAATCAATTGGTGTCTGTTGGATACAAGACGGACACAGGAGACAAGGATTACATTTGTTTCTTTCACAGCGACAGGCCACCTACACCCAACAACTTTGGGCTGTTGCAGGATGTACTGTCCAACACAACGCTACTGATTGGTCACAACATCAAGTACGATCTTCAGTGGCTCTTGTACAGTGGCTTTGTTTATGATGCTGCTGTGTGGGATACAATGGGCGTTGAGTACTTGCTTGCCAGAGGTATGAACAGAGAGATAAACCTTGATGCCTGTTGTAAAAGAAGAAACGTGCAGCAAAAGAAAACAGGACTGATTGACAACTGGAGTACCCAGCCGGATGAGATGTCATGGACTATCTTAGAAGAGTATGGTACACAGGACGTTAACTCTACTTATGACCTAGCAATGGCACAGGCAGAGTTACTTGAAATAGACTTAAAGGAATGGTCTGCCCAATGATGGAACCTGTGGTTAAGCTTCACATGGATGTCTGTCGTGTTCTCTGTGACGTAGAGACAAACGGCATTCGGATTGATGTTGAAAAGCTTCAGCAAATTGAGAGGGACTTCAAGAAAGAGTATGCTGACCTAGCGGAAGACCTTGATCGAATTATCAACGATCTGTGTGGGGACACGCCCATCAACCTTGCATCTGCCGAAGATCGGTCCAAGTTCTTCTACTCTCTTGCTGTTAAGGACAAGAAGGTATGGAAGGCAAAGTTTGATCTCGGCACTGTCTTGAAGGACGGCAAGCGTAAGAAGAAGTTTGTCAGGACTACAGCCCACAGACAGTTCATTATGAAGTACATCCCACTGGTCAAGCCTGTTAACAAGACAAGGCGCAGAGACTGTACCAACTGTGGTGGCAGGGGCAGCGTTGAGTTTGTCCGCAAGGACGGTAGCTACGGTATGCCCCGCAAGTGTAAGACTTGCTTCGGTCGTGGCTCTGTCTACAACGAAACACCAGATGTGGCTGGCATTGGCTTACGCCCAGAGAACGAGAAGGACTTGTCTGTTCACGGTTTCAAGACAGACATGACAACTATCCGCAGCAAGCTTTTACAGGTTGATGGGGACAAACGAGAGTTTCTTGAAAAGTACATGAGGTATAATGCTCTTTCTACATACCTCAATACTTTTATAGAAAATATTAAAATTAATACAAACAAGAAAGGATACATACATCCACAGTTTATGCAGTGCATAACAGCAACGGGCCGCTTATCTTCGCGCAATCCTAACTTTCAGAACATGCCTAGAAGTGGTACTTTTCCTGTTCGCGCTGCTATCGTGAGCCGTTTTGAAAACGGTAAGATACTTGAGGGGGATTACAGTCAGCTAGAGTTTCGGGTGGCTGCTTTCCTTTCTCAAGACAAACAAGCTCTTGAAGATGTTAAGAATAAGATTGATGTCCACTCCTACACTGCGGACATTATCGGTGTATCTCGACAAGACGCAAAGGCACACACATTTAAACCCCTCTATGGTGGTACGTCAGGCACTGAGGCGGAACGTCGATACTACACCGCATTTCTTGAGAAGTACTCTGGTGTTGCAGAATGGCAACAGAGGCTATGTAACGAAGCATTGGTGAGGAAAAAGCTTACTCTTCCATCAACTAGGGAATACATGTTTCCTAATGTTAGGAAATATCCCAGTGGTGGTTACTCTAATTCAACCCAAATAAAAAATTATCCTGTTCAAGGATTTGCAACGGCTGATCTTTTACCTATCGCATTGGTAGTGCTGCATAAAAAAGTTAAAGAAAGTGGAATAAAAAGCTTGATCTGTAACACAGTACATGATAGTATTGTTATGGATGTTCACCCTGACGAAGAGGAAACCTGTATAGAGTTAATGAAGAATGCAATGCTAAGTCTTAAAGACGAGTGTTCTCTGAGGTTTGGCGTTGAGTACAACATGCCTGTTGGCATTGAGTTAAAAATTGGAACTAACTGGTCCGACTTAAAAGAAGTCGGCGTTTACGAAAGGACGTAATGAATGAGTAATCTAGCTGTTGTTGAAACCCAATCACTGACTGATCTAGTGACAGCCGATAAAGCAGATAATGCTAAGATCATGGCTTTGCTGGGTCAAGCTAGTGAGTCGGGGTCTACGCAAAGCGTTGACTTTTTACCCAAGCTTGCCATTGAACACAACACTGAAGATGAAGAAGGTAACACCCTTCCGAGAGGACAGTGGAAGTTCAAGGATGCTTCTGGGCAGTGGCAACACTCCAAAGAAGTAACCTTCCGACCATTCCTGCGGCGGTATATGTACACTGTCTGGGACAATGCGGAGCAATCTTACGGCAGTATGTCGATCCAAGGGGCATCCTTTGGTGATGAGTTCTTTGACACTGCTGGCGGAATCCGCTGTGGCAAGCTTAACAAGCGTGACTTGGAAGGCTTGTCTTCTGACGATCCAGAGAGGACACTACAAGCTAACATTAAGTGCGCCCAAGTAGTCTACGGTATGGTCGAGACTGACTCTATCGAAGCTACACCCGCTGTCTGGTACGCTCGTGGCAGTAACTTCATGCCTGTTGCGGATTGGATCAAGACTCTAGAGAAGCAAGGTAAGCTGCTGTTCAATACGAGAGCAACGCTTTCTACGCTACGACAGAAGTACGGTGGGAACATCTACTACAAGTCAAAGATCGACGTTAAGGATTACGTTGAGTTTGACCCAACGGTTGATGTACCTATTCTTGAGAAGTTCGTTGAGTCTGTTAACTCTCACAATGCTTACATTGAGTCAGAATACAAAGAAGCCCGTGGGGACTTTGCTGACGCACGGATTGTAGAATCAATGGATGCTGATGACTAACCTCATCAAAGAATACTTGCAAATTTATTTGCAGAGTGTCGTTTCGGGGGAGAGGAAACTTTCCCCCGATTCTATTGCTCTATTGTCAGATGAATTAATTGCGTCAGCAGAACGGCAGTTCTCAAACGAGAAGGCCACACAGAAGTGGCGACCTCGTATGTCTGGTCTGGGCAAGCCTCTGTGCCAACAGCAGCTAGAACGAGATGGCGTCAAGGTCAACAAGAAGATGGACTACAACGCTGTCAACAGGTTCCTATTCGGGGACTGGCTTGAGTCATTGCTGTACGTCGAAATGAAAGAGGCAGGGATAAACGTCGAGGCATACCAAGAAAAGGTATCCCTTGAAATAGCTGGTGTTAAAGTTAATGGCACACTTGATGTAATCATTGATGGTAAGGTGTGGGACATTAAAACTGCAAGCCCTTACGCCTACATGAACAAGTTTGCAAACTACAACAAGGTTAAAGACAACGACCCCTTTGGTTATGTGCTACAGGGCTACCTGTACAGCGCAGCCGTAGACAAGCCCTTCGGTGGTTGGATTGTTATGAATAAGTCGTCTGGTGAACTGTTGGTGTGTAACGCCCCATCTATACAGGATGAAGAGCGTGAGGCGGCTCTGGCTAAGGCAGAGTACAACATGACAGTGCTTCAAGACCCCACGATTAAGGTACAGAAGTTAGAAGACGAGCCTGAGATGTACAGGAAACAAAAGACAGGCAATCGAGTGTTGAACACCACTTGTTCTTTCTGTGATTTCAAAGAACATTGCTGGCCCAAGGCTGAGATGAAGTACAAGGTTGCTTCTGCCAGAGCAAACCCACCAATGGTTTGGTACTCCAAGTATGTTACAGAGGAACTTTGATGCCGGTGTTAGTAGTAAACAGATTTTTTAATTCTGATGTTAACTTTAACAAAGAATGTTTTTTTGTTTACACTGAGAATGAAAAGCGAGAAGGAGGGGAAAGCTGGAAGCGTGGGAATGATCGTTGTTTGCCAATAACAATAAAGCGGGTTCCTGCTATGTCCATAGAAGCGTACTGGAATGATGACAACTACAAGTCAAACTGTAAAAAAATACAGAACGATTTAAACAACATAATCAATGTGCTAAGGTATGGTGCCTGTGTTTTTATTGAGCAAAATTTTTTATCTAGCGAGGCTAACAGCCCAATGAATACTGAGTGTCCCAAAACTAAAGAGTTTCTTTTAGACAGCATCCAATCTCTGCAATCTAGATACAGGCCGCATTATGTCAAAACGTAAACGCTCGACACGAAATGCAATGGGCACAAAGTACAGAAGTAATTTTGAGGTTGGGTTTGCAAGTGATCTTATAAAACGTGGTGTTAGCTTTGATTACGAACCAGACTCCTACGAGTATGTGCCAAACCCTACAACCTACACCCCAGACTTTTACATACCAGAACATAACTTCTATGTAGAAACCAAGGGGTTCTTTACGTCTGAAGACAGGACAAAACATTTGACTTTTCGTAAGCAACATCCTAGCATTGACGTTCGCTTTGTGTTTATGAATGCTAACACCAAGATAAACAAACGATCAAAAACAACCTATGGTGATTGGTGTGACAAGCACAGTTTTAAGTACCACAGCAGAGTCATTAATGACCAGTGGTTGTTTGGAGATGACAATGACGAATGATAATGTTAACAGCCCTGCTCACTACAACGTAGGTAAGCTTGAAACAATTCAATTGTTAGAAGAGTCTATGTCAAAGAGAGAGTTTCTAGGCTACCTTAAAGGTAATGTCATAAAGTACCTTGCTCGTTATGAACACAAGGGAAAGCCTATGGAAGACTTAGATAAAGCTTTGTGGTACTTGGAGTACCTCAGTAGGAAACGAAAAGAATATAATGTTGACCTAGAATTTGAAAAGGGAGTTGGGATGTGAACAAATTCTATGAGTCCGTCAAAGAGTTTCAAGAAGCTTTTGGTCAAACACCATCTATACACAGGCGTGTAAAACTAATTGAAGAAGAGTACAAAGAATTAATGGAAGCTATTCCATTGTCCTTAGTATTTTCATACTCCTCTGATGATCCTATGCCTTTTAACATGGTGAAGAAGGAAGCGGCTGATCTGTTATATGTTTTGACTGGGCTGTTCGTTGATTACGGCTGGGACATGGATGCTATCTTTGATAGGGTGCATGAGTCCAACATGTCAAAGCTTGGGGATGACGGCAAACCGATTTACAGGGAGGACGGCAAAGTGCTGAAGTCGTCAAATTACAAAGAACCAGATTTAAGTGGGGTATAATAAATGAACGCAACTAATATGACTGAACTGCCAACCCCGTACCAGAAGTACATCCATACTTCTCGTTACTCCCGTTGGATGGACGATGAACAGCGCAGAGAAACGTGGGACGAAACTGTCAACCGATACTTTAATTACATGGAAGAACGGCTCCAAGAACGTAATGACTTTAGTCTCGACAAAAGTCTGCGTACAGAACTACAGAGTGCTGTGCTGAACCTAGATATCATGCCGTCCATGCGGCTGCTGATGACTGCTGGCCCTGCTGTTGAGCGGTGCAATGTAGCTGCATACAACTGTAGCTACGTTCCTATCGACAGCCCAAGAGCCTTTGATGAGGTGTTGTACATCCTTATGAATGGCACAGGCGTGGGTTTTTCTGTTGAGCGTGAGTGCATCAAAAAGCTTCCAGACGTAGCGGAACACTTTGAAGACAGCACAACAATAATTAAAGTTAAAGACAGCAAGTCAGGTTGGGCGAGGGCATTTAAAGAATTGGTGTCTCTGCTGTACGCAGGGCAAATCCCAACGTGGGACATGTCGCTTGTACGTCCTGCCGGTGCGCGGCTAAAGACCTTTGGGGGACGGGCCTCTGGCCCAGAGCCACTGAATGATCTGTTCCGCTTTGCAGTTAACATGTTTACTAAAGCGGCTGGACGGCGATTAAGCAGCATAGAGTGTCATGATCTCGTTTGTAAGACGGCACAAGTAGTAGTTGTAGGCGGTGTGCGCCGTTCAGCCCTTATCTCTCTCAGCAATCTTAGCGACGATCTGATACGGGCATCCAAGTCTGGTGACTGGTGGAACAACCACAGCTATCGGTCCTACGCTAACAACTCTGCTGTGTATAAGTCTGTGCCTGACATGAACGTGTTTATGAAGGAGTGGCACTCACTGTACGAGAGTCGGTCAGGTGAGAGGGGCATGTTCAGTCGTGCTGCTGCCAAGAAACAGGTTGCTGTTAATGGTAGGCGCGATCCAGAGTTTGAGTTTGGCACGAACCCCTGTTGTGAGATTATCCTACGACCCAACCAGTTCTGTAATCTTACAGAGGTGGTGGTTAAAAAGAACGACACAAAAGAAAGTCTAGCTAAAAAAGTACAACTTGCTACTATTTTGGGTACATATCAATCTACTCTTACTGATTTTAAATACCTCAGAAAGATTTGGAAGGACACCACAGAAGCAGAAAGACTGCTGGGCGTAAGCATGACTGGCATTCTGGACAACACCCTTACTAATGGTAAGAACGGTAATCTTGCTGCTGTGCTAGAAAGCTTGCGGGAAGTTGCTGTAGCCACAAACAAGAAGTGGGCAGAGTCACTGGGCGTACCCCAGAGTACAGCCATCACCTGTGTGAAGCCATCAGGGACCGTTAGCCAGCTTGTAGACGCTGCCAGTGGTATCCACCCCCGACACAGCAAACACTATATCAGGCGCGTTCGTGGGGACAAGAAAGACCCATTGACACAGTTCCTAGTAGATGCCGGTATTCCATGTGAGGATGCTGTTGGAGATGTTGAGAGCAAGAACACTGCTGTGTTTTCTTTTCCTATTAAAGCCCCGGAAGGAGCGATGATTAACGATGAACTTACACCTTTGGAACATCTTGAACTCTGGCTTACGTACCAAAAGCACTGGTGTGAACACAAACCCAGCATTACTATTACGGTTAAGGAACACGAGTGGCTTGCTGTTGCAGCGTGGGTATACGAAAACTTTGACTTCATGTCGGGGGTTTCTTTCTTCCCACACAGTGACGCTGTTTACACGCAAGCTCCGTATGAAGAAATAGACGAGACTACCTACAGTGATCTGTTGTCTAGGATGCCAGAGGAGATTGATTTCTACAAACTCCAAGAGTACGAGAAGGAAGACAACACAAAAGGCACTCAAGAGTTTAGTTGCGTGGGTGATGTCTGTGAGGTAGTCGATGTCTGATATGCAGGACACAAAAAAAGAAGGACGCTTTATCAACGTCCTTTCTTTTTCTTTGATGCTGGATAAAGACTTGTCCTTGTCACCAGCTATTGAAGTTAGCAAACTCGACACAAAAGAGTTTGTAGAGTTTATGGATGAAGCCCTACCTGATTTTGACTACACACACGACATAGCCAACCTGATTAGTTATGCAACAGAATTAGTTGAAGCTATCGTGCAGAGTGTAGAAACGTATTGCGGTATGCCTACGTCAGAACAAGTTATAGAAGAACCCCTAGAAAAAAAGAAGGGTACAGTCGAAGAGGTATACGAGGCGATTAAAAAGACTAAGTTAAATTGAAGTGTTACTTTTT